AAATGGGTTATGCTACTAAAGAAGAACTAGCAGAGGTTAAAGATATGATTGAAGAAATCAAAGCAATGCTAGAACCAAAAGAAGATTTAAGTGCTGATGACTTAGGCAACCTTTTAACAGAAGAATTAGCTAAACACGAAAAAGTGGAGCTAAACGAAATTCCTGTTGAAGTACAAGCTGAATTAAACGAGCCAAGCGCAGAGCCTATCGTATCAAACCCAGAAGTACATAAAACTATCTCGAAATTTAGTGTTTCTAAAAACAGAAAAAGCACTACTATTGACCGAGTAATGTCAAGACTAAATAATTAATAACAACTAAAAACTAAATAAAATGAGTGTATCATTAACAACATCTTACGCAGGTGAATTTAGTGGCAAGTATATCGCTGCTGCTTTACTATCTGCTGACACTTTGGACAAAGGGTTAATTACCGTAATGCCAAATGTAAAATTTAAATCTGTAATTCAAAAAGTAGGCGGTGACGGACTTTTAGTACAAGATGCTACTTGCGATTTTCAGACTTTAAATGACCGTTCAGGCGAGGGAACTATTGCTTTAACAGAGGCTATCTTACAGCCAAAAGAATTTCAAGTAAACCTTGATATTTGTAAAAAAACGCTTCACTCTTCTTGGGAAGCTGAACAAATGGGTTACAGTGCTTTTGATAACTTAGCGCCAAGTTTTGCTGATTTTATTATCGGACACGTTGCATCTCAGGTAGCTGATAGAACAGAAAAAAATATCTGGTCTGGAGATACAGGAAATAGCGGACAGTTTGACGGTTTCTCAATTAAGTTAGATACAGATGCTAACCTACCAGCTGGACAAGATTTAACAGGTGCTGCAATTACCGCTTCAAATGTTATTACTGAGCTAGGAGCTGTTGCAGACGCTATTCCTACTGCTGTGTATGGTTCTGAAGATTTACATATTTATGCTGCTTCTGACGTTATTAGAGCTTACACACGTGCTTTAGGTGGCTTCCAATCTGGTGGACAAGGTGCTAACGGATACGAAAACAAAGGAAACAACCAGTCTTTAGGTTCTTTATTCTTTGACGGTATTCCTGTCGTACCAGCGAGAGGTGCTGCTGACGGTACTATTATCGCTGCTGAAAAATCAAATTTATTCTTTGGAACTGGTCTTTTAAATGACTTGAACGAAGTACGAGTGATTGATATGGCAGAGAATGACGGTTCACAAAATGTACGTATCGTAATGAGATTTACTGCTGGGGTTCAGTACGCACAAGTTACTGACATCGTTTACAGAAAAACTGTATAATAATTAACTAATCAAATTTAAAAGGGTGGGTTCTGCCTACCCTTTTTTATTTAAATAACTATTTGATAGTCAAGTAGTTAACTAAAAAAAAATAAACAACTTATGGGATGCCTTATCACAAGCGGACGTAAAGTACCTTGCAAATCAGCAGTAGGCGGTATTAAAACTATCTACTTTGCAGATTACGGAACTTTAGGAGATGCGACAATCGTAGCTGGCGAAATAACAGCAGTATCTGGAACTCCAACGTGGTTTCAGTTTGACGTAAAAGGTAACAGTTCAATGGAAACTGCTATCACTTCAAGCCGAGAAAACGGAACAACTTTCTATGATACTACATTAAATATGACTTTGACCTTTCAAGACAAAGCTACACAAGAAGAACTTAAACTAATCGCTCACGCACGTCCACACGTGGCAGTTGAAGATTACAATGGTAACTTCTTTTTAGTAGGACTTGAAAATGGTGGCGATGTAAACGGTGGGACTATCGTTACAGGTGCTGCAATGGGAGATTTAACAGGTTACACATTAACGGTAAATGCACAAGAAACTGTACCACCTTACTTTGTAACATCAACCGTAATTACTGACGATGCTTCAGCGGTTCAAATTGACCCAACAGCATAAATAGTACTTTTACTTGTAAAATGGGGTTATCTTAACGGATAGCCCTTTTTTTATACCTACACAATACAAAATATTTGTTTTTTATTTATATATTAATATGAAGTTAATTAACACAAGCGGAAACAAAACCTTTAAAATAATTCCTAGAGAATTTACGGTAGGTACTTTGAACTTAAAATTGACTAGCGAAAGTACAAATGTTTCTATAACGGCTGATGCTGTTTCTGAAATTGACGGTAATTATATTTCGTTTGATGCTGTTTTCGGTACTTTAACTGAAAGCGATTTTTATATTTTAGAAGTTAGTTATTTAAACAATATAATTTATAAAGATAAGATTTTTTGCACAGACCAAGCTATTAACCAAAGTAATGACGAATATTACAGCGTTAATAAAGACCAATATATAAGTGAAGAAAGTTCGGACAACGAATTTATAATAATATAAATATGAACGATTTAAGAATAGTAAATTTAAGTACTTACACAACGCCAGACATCGTTGAGAAATCAAATAAAGAATGGGTTTCTTATGGTTCTGATAATAACTATTTTAAGTATTTAATTGACCGCTATAATGGTAGCCCAACAAATAACGCTATTATAAACGGTATTAGTGAGATGATTTACGGACGTGGACTAGATGCTTTAAACTCAAATAAAAAACCAGAGCAGTACGCTAAAATGATTTCTTTGTTTCATAAAGATATGGTTCGTAAATTATGCTATGACCTTAAATTAATGGGTCAATGTGCTATGCAAGTTATTTACAGTAAAGACCGTAAAACTATTGCACGAGTTGAGCATATTCCTGTTGAAAATTTAAGAGCTGAAAAATGTAACGAAAAAGGCGAAATAGAAGCGTATTACTATGCTGATGATTGGTCAAAGGTTAAAAACGTAGGTCACACTACTAGAATACCGTCTTTTGGTTGTAGTACAGAAAATATTGAGATTATATATGTAAAACCTTACAGGGCTGGATATAAATACTATTCAAGTCCAGATTATGCTGGTGGTTTACAATATGCCGAGCTCGAGCAAGAGATAAGCAACTACCATTTAAACAATATCTTGAACGGTTTAGCTCCGTCAATGCTCATCAATTTCAATAACGGAACGCCAAACGCAGAAGAACGCCAAGCATTAGAAAACAGAATTTATCAAAAATTTAGCGGTTCTAGTAATGCTGGTAAATTCATTTTAGCCTTCAATGATAACCCAGAAAGTGCAGCAACTATTGAGCCTATACAATTAAGTGAAGCACATCAACAATATCAATTTTTAAGTGATGAAAGTTCTAAAAAAGTTATGGTAGCTCATAGAGTTGTTAGTCCTATGCTTTTAGGAATTAAAGACAATAGTGGACTAGGTAATAATGCACAAGAATTAATGACTGCAAGTACATTAATGGATAACACCGTTATAAGACCGTTTCAAATGCTTTTAATAGATGCTTTTGATTGCATACTAGCTTACAATCAAATGAGCCTTAAATTATACTTTAAAACGCTTCAACCGTTAGAGTTTACAGACTTAGAAAACGTTGAGGACGCTGAAACAAGAGAAGAAGAAACAGGGGTTAAATTAGCTAAGGAATTACCAAACGAAGTAGGCAGTAAAATAGCTGATGAATTAATAGACTTGGGGCAAGATGAAAGTGAACTACTAGCCGAATATGACTTAGTAGATGAACGAGAAGTAAGTTATGAAGAAGAAGATGGCTTAGATGAGGTTATAACGGACTTAAATAAACCTAAAGAAAAAAGTGCCTTATCTAAATTATGGGAGTTTGTAAGTACTGGTACAGCTAAAAAAACAGCACCAAGCGAACAAGATGGAACAAGCAAACAAACAAAAGAAGAAGGCAATGAGTTTTTAGTAAGATATGTTTACAGTCCACAAAGATACAGCACAAACTCAAGACAATTCTGTAAAAAGATGGTTAATGCTAATAAAGTGTATCGTAAAGAGGATATAATGGCAATGACTAAAAAAACTGTAAACCCAAAATTTGCTAAAAGTGGAAGTAAAACAGGAAAATATTCAATCTGGCTTTACAAAGGTGGAGCTAGATGCCAGCATAAATGGTTTAGAAAAACTTATGTAAGAAAGTTAGGTGGTAAAAGAATGGGCACAGAAATAACCACAACAGAGGCAAGGTCAAGAGGTTTTAAACCAAAGGGCAGACCAAACGCTCAAAAAGTACCAGTAGCACCAAAGGATATGAAGTATAAAGGTTATACTGCTGAATATTGGAATAAAATGAAATTCAAAAACTAAATGGCAACAGCACTATTCATAACAAGAAACGATTTAGTTCGTAATTCAATATTAGACGGAAATGTTGATTATGACAAAATAGTACAATTTCTGAAGCTCGGACAGCAAATTGACATTCAAAACTTACTAGGTACGGATTTATACAACCGAATAAGTACGGACATTGAAAACAGTACTTTAACAGGCGATTATTTAGCACTTGTTCAAGATTATATACAACCAACGCTTATATGGTTTGCTCAAGTTAATTATATTCCGTTTGCAGCGTATCAAATTAAAAACGGTGGCGTATTTAAACATTCAAGCGAAACAGCCGAAAACGTAAATAAAAACGAAGTAGATTATTTAGTGAGCAAAGCTAGGGAATACGCTAATTATTACAGTACAAGACTAGTAGACCATTTATGTTTTAATCAATCTAAATTCCCGGAATACACAAGCAACACAAATGACGATATAAGCCCTGACACAGATACGGTTTTTAATGGTTGGGTTTTATGAAGTATAAAGTAAAGAAAAAAAACTTAAATAAGTTAGTTGCTTATTTAAAGAAACAAAACAAACCTTTAATTAAGGAAAAGTCTAAATGATTAATAACGTTTTAAAAGCTAAGTCAAGGGAATACACTAGCAGAGGTTTAACGACTGAAAAAATATCTGTTACGTGGCGTCACTATATTAGTGGAATTTCTACTTACACGCTTTATGACACTGGTGCGAGTACTGCGTTCCCTTTTGCTTATGGTGGTATTGGAGTGCCTTTTGATGCTTATTTTAGTCAATTTCAATTGTCATCAATGCCTTACTCTAGTAGGCAATTTCCGAATGGTAGTTCTTTGACTTTAAGTGTTTATTTAGACGGAGTTTTTAAAGGTAGCGAAACAAGTACTTACGGAAATAATGTAAGAGAAGCGGTTATATTAGACTTTGGTAGAACAATAGAAATAAACAGAGGTCAAGTGGTAACGCTTAGACTACAAGTAAACGGACAGTGGTGGTATTCTACTAGCACATCAATAATAATAGAAAGATAATGAAAAAACCAGTTTTAGCATTAGTACCTAGTGCATATAAATTTAAAAAAGTTTACTCTGTTTTACCTGTAAATGGTGACGGTGATTTTGTATTTTTTAGAACAGGGGACGGTACTAGATTAAAAGAAAATGGTTTAATTGAAACGATATCTGGAAGCAATAACCCAAGATTAAATTGGGACAATAATTGCCCTAGTTTATTATGTGAGCCTCAAAGGTCAAATTATGCTATTTTTGGAAACAACTTAAATAACTGGCAAACTACTGTATCTGGTGGAAGTTTGACAAAAACTGCTAATTGGTCGGTAGCGCCAAACGGACTAGAAGAAGCTACTAGGCTTGAAATTAGTATGGACGGTGCGGCTGGAAACTATGCACTTTTATACCAAGAAAGTTTTGCAATAGTAGGTAATTATTCTGCATCTGTTTATATTAAAAGTAACACTTCGAGGTCACAAGATGTGGTTGTAGTTGCTAGGAATTCAGTAGAACAAAGTTACAAGATAGGTAGCGAATGGACTAGAATTGAAGTGCAAGGCTCAACAGTAAGCGGACAAAATGCGTATATAGACATTGGTTTATGGTACGACATATTGCCTATTGGTGGGGACTTAGACATTTCGGTATGGGGTGGGCAGATAGAAGCTGGGTTAAGTGCTACAAGTTATATAAATACGCCTAGCTATCAATTCCAAACAAGACAAAAAGAACATACTATAATTTCTGAACTAACAGGAGAAACACAATTTAATCATAAAGAAGGGGTTGCTATTATAGATGTTGAGCCTTATAGATTAGACCCTACTGTTAGTCAAAGTTTACTATCACAAATAAAACTACAAGGTGGAGTTTACGACCAAATTGCTTTTGAGTTTAAAGCAAATAATGTTTTAGAATTTTACGTTAATAACGGAACTGGAACACCAGCAGTAGAATATGACTATACACATAGCGGTGGCAGAATAAAAGCTGCAATAGGCTGGTTTAATGGTAGGTATAGACTTTATGCAAACGGTCAATTTAT